GCCGTGCTGCCGAAGACCGAGAGACGCAGGTATTCGCGGACTACTCCGCGCGTGCCCACGCTTTCGCTGAGATGAACCCTGACTTCTATGAAGTCGCGGACTCGATCCGCTACCCGATCCCGATGGAGACGCAGGCTGCGATTGCTGAGCATGAACTTGGCCCGCAAATCGCGTATCACCTCGGGAACAACCCGAAAGACGCTTTCGAGTTTGCGCGCACTCCGCCGCATTTGGTGGATGCCCTAATCGAAGAACTGTCGTCGCGCTTGCAGGAAGCGCCAAAGGCCGTGGCTCGTCCATCGCTTGCCCCTGCACCGAAGCCAATGACCAAGGCCCCGCCGCCGCCTCAGACCGTGGGCGGTCGCGGCGTGACCGAAGTCCCCGACGAAAAGCTGACGGACGAAGAGTGGATTAAGCGCGAACAGCAGCGCGCCCGCGAACGTCGTCGCCGCTAACAGAACCTAGACCTAAAGGCATTCCACATGAGTACCACTGCGCTTACCCATCAGAAGATCGCCCGCGAGGCGGTCAAGATGTTTTCCGAAGACACCTTCATCAAGACGATTAACACCGGTCGTCAGGATGAATTCGGCAAGGCTATCGACGGCTACAAGGTCGGCAGCTTTGTCGATATTGCTGTCCCGCCCGTCCCCGTCGTGTTCAACGGCACCAACTTTGCTGGCGGCGGCGCTGTCCCGGCTGCCGCTGAAACCTCGGTGCGCCTGTCGCTGGATACGCAGCTTCACGTTCCGCTCCAGTACACCGCGCAGCAGAAGTTGCTGAGCATCGAAGACTATCGCGAGCGCTTCATCCGCCCGGCGATTCAGTCGCTTGTGTCGGCGGTTCAGGCTGACTTGCTCACCCGCATGAAGAACCAGACCGCTAACGTGGTCGGTACGTGGGGCACGCTCCCGACGACCCGCGCCCCGTATGGCTCGGCCCGCGCCTCGCTCCAGCGCTTCCTCGCTCCGGAGGGTATGCGCTGCGTCCAGTTCACCTCGGACGCGAACGCCGGCCTCGCGGAAGCTAACGCCGCCCTGTTCCATTCGTCGTCGCAGATTGAAGAAATCTATGACGAGGGCAGCGTCGGCAAGTTCGCTGGTTTCTCGTTCTTCGAGAATCAGTCGATCCCGCTGCACACCAACGGCGCTGGTACGGGCTACCTCGTGAACGGTGCTTCGCAGACCGGCTCCGGCCTCGTCGTGGACACCGGCACTGGCCCGCTGACTCGCGGCACGGTCTTCACCATCGCCAACGTGTTCGGCACGCACCCGATTACGGGCGCTTCGACTGGCGTCCTGCGTCAGTTCGTCGTGACTGCCGACTACGCGGGCGGTGCTGGCACGGTGCAGATTTTCCCGGCGATGGTTGCCACCTCGGCCGCCGCTGTGGGCACCGTGAACGCCCTGCCGGCTGATAACGCGCCCATCACCGTGTTTGGTACCGCCTCGCAGGGTGCGCGCCAGAACCTGGCGTATCAGAAAGACGCGTTCACCGCTGCTTTCGCTCCGCTGCCGGTTCTCGCTTCGTGTGAGGGCTACACCGCCCGCGCTGGTGGCATCGCTCTCCGAGTGATGACCTTCGGCAACGGCCAGACCGACGTCGAGAACACCCGTATCGACGTGCTGTACGGCCAGGCGGCTACCCGCCCGGATCACGCTGTCCGCATCACGCAGTAACGCAACAAGGGGCGGCGGGCTTCGGCCCGCCCCCTTCACCGAATTCTAGAGGGCTTCGCATTGGCTACTGTCGCAAGCATCGTTTCTCGGTCGCTGCGCCTTATCGGCGTGCTAGACGCCGCAGAGACGCCCGCAGCAATCGATATTCAGACGGGCATCGAAGTCCTTAACGCTATGTGCGTCCGCATCGAAGCGGACGGCATCGCGATGGCGTGGACGCCGGTCGCGCTCCCCTCCGACGTTCTTCCGGCCCCGGTTGAAGCCGAGGAGCCGCTTGCCTACTTGCTGGCCGTTCGCCTCGCCCACGACTTCCGCGCGCAGATTTCGCCCGAGGTGTCGGTCGGCGCAGAGGAAGGGCTTGGCAAGTTGCAGGCCGATATGGCGAGCCGTGACGCTGCGCGGGTAGAGTATGACCTCCCCGCCTCCGGCGCTTACGGCGGCCATTACCCCGGCATCTCTGGCTTCCTGTCCGGTCGATGACTCGGCGCGAAGTCAACCTTATCGGCGGGTTCTACCGCGACGAATCGCTGCCCTTTTCGTCGCAGGACGCGATCAATTGGCTTCCCGAGCCCGACGAGTCGGGAATGGGTCGCAGTCCGTGGCGTATGCTTGGTGTACCGGGCCTCAAGTCGCTTACCGTCTCGCTTAGCACGTTGACCATTGTCGGCGGCGGCGGGCCGGCGCAGATTGGGCAGGCGTTCACCGTCACGTACTCGGGGCAGCTTGGCGAAACCCCGTATTCGTACCGGCTGACTGAGGGCAATTTGCCGCCGGGGCTCACGCTGAACGCCTCTACCGGCGTCATTAGCGGAACGCCGACGTTCTCCGGTGTCTATCAGTACACGGTGACGGTCACGGACGCTGACGGCTTCACCGCATCGGCGCGTAGCGCGATTACGGTCGCAAACGCTCAGGGCACGATTCCGCCGAGCGCTGGCGAAGTCTTGCGCCCGTTTAACATCCCGCTATCGAACGGCGATTTCTCGCGCGGTTCGGAGCTTTGGGCGGTTGGCGAACAGTTCGCCTCCCCCGGCTGGTCTTATCAGTCGGGCATGGGGCGCACCGGCCCCGGTTTCGTGCGCTGGACGGCTTCGACGGGCCTCGGGCCGTTCGATGAGGACACGTACATTTATCAGCAAGTCATTCCGAGCGCCGGCCTAACGGTCGTGGGCACGGGCTGGGCTCGCTGTACGTCGATTGGGACGACCACAGAGTCCCTTTACGCACAAGCGGCGATCCGCGCGGAAGTGTTCGCGGATGAGGCTTGCACCATTCCGCTTGGTGCCAAGTTCGACATGTTCATGCGGTTCTTTGAAGTGCTGGACTGGCGGCAGATCACGTCCAGCGTTGCCGCAGGGCCGGGACAATTCATCCGGCTTCGCTTCTATGCGTCGTCGGGTGTCGCTGCAACTCTTGAGTTTGACGACCTGACCGCAGTTGGCTACGGGGCGCAGCCGTGACGGACGTGAACCTTATCGGCGGGTTCTACAAGTCAAAGAGCCTGCCTTTCTCGGCTCAGGACTTGGTGAACTGGCTCCCCGTTCCTTCAAAGACGGATCAGAGCCGAAGCCCGATCAAGTTGCGCGGATTGCCGGGGCTTTCGTCGCTTACTGTCAGTGCGGTTGACCCCGTTCGCATCACCAACCTTGCGCCAGACGGCGAAGTTGGCGTCGCCTACTCCTTCACGTACACCGCAAGCGGCGGAACCCCGCCGTATACGTTCTCCCTCGCCTCTGGCCTTGTGCCTGCCGGGCTTACGTTCTCCGCTGGCGTCATTTCCGGCACTCCGACGACGCCGCAGATTAGCGACATTGTGCCTCGCGTCACTGACAGCGAAGGCCAGACGGACGAAAGGCCGGATCGAATCACGATCATTGAGCCGCCTCTGGCCGGCAACTGGATTGTCTTTGGACAGCGCCCCGCGCCAAACCTTGAGCGGTTCGCAATCTCTACCGCGTCGATCACCACTGTTGACTTTGCGGCGCGAGAGAGTACCGGATCGTCTAGTACGGCTGTTGTTGCCGGCGTCAACGGAAACTACGTCGTCGCGGCGCTGACTTCGCTTAACAGTGTTCTGGTGTCCTCAAACCGTGGCGACACTTGGGACGAATACTCGACTGCCTCTGGATTCGGCACGGACATTTCGTCGCCCGTTTGGGTCGATGGAACAATTGTATTGGGTCGATCCAATACGTCCGTTCAGCGTTCGGTAAACGACGGCGTCAATTGGTCAAACAGCGGCACGTTTGGCGGGCGCTTCATGGCGACGGATGGAACGACCATCGTCGCATTCGCAGCCGCTTCTAATCAGTGCGCAGTCAGCACTAACGCGGGAGCCTCGTTCTCGCTTTCCGGTACGATCCCCGGCCCGACGCGCACCGTTGTTTCTATCGCTTACCTTTCCGGCGTGTGGGTCGCGCTCCTTAGTGACGTTGCCGGCCTGTACCGCAGCCGGTCGCTTGATTCGGGCGCGACTTGGAGTACCCCGGCATCGCTGCCGTTTACCACGCCAACAGCGACGATGGCCTTTGGCGGCGAGCAAGTCATGGCTGGCGGAACTCGCTTTGTTATCCCCGCGCAGGATGGCGAGGTTGTTTACAGCACAGACGGCGGAAACACGTTCACGCTTGGCGGCGCTACTGGCCTTTCTGTGATCACAGCGTGCTGGTTTGGCGACGGCCTTTTCGTTGTCTCTGGGCAGAGAAACGTCATGGGCACCCCGACCACGACGATTGCGACAAGCTCTAACGGCATCTCGTGGGCGCTTTCGACGCTGAACAATCTTCCCGCAGCCGCCTCTGTTGAGGCATTGGTGTACGTCCCGGCATGAGCATCACCGCCCCAATTCGCGGCCTTCGCAACGTCGAGGGGTCGCTATTCATCGTGGCCGACGACAAGCTGTATCAGCTTGGCTCAAACAACATTGCCATTCAGCGCGGGACGATTCCTGGCGTTGGCCGCGTCAGCATTTCTCACAACCAGATTGCGGGCGGCAACGAGGTTCTAGTCGTCAACGGTTCAAGCGGCTACGTTTACAACACGGTCACGCAGACGCTTTTTCCCGTCACCGATGAGGGCTACCCCGGCGCGATTGTTGTCGATTACGTCGATTCGTACTTGGCTCAGGTCGAGCCGTTCCGCCGCTATTGGTTCCACTCCAATCTTGCCGCAGCCGCCGACTACAACACGCTAGACCGCTACGAGGCGGAAGCCTCGCCGGATCGCATCGTTACGCTTGCGGTGTTCTTCCGTGAAGTGTGGGTGTTCTCCGAGCGGACGGCAGAAGTATTCGTCAACACCGGAGCCGCCACGGGGACATTCCAGCGCGCTACGGGCTCAGTCATTGAAAAGGGCTGCGCCGGTCGCTTCGCCGTGGCGAAGGCGGATTCTGGCCTGTTTTGGCTTGGGGATGACGGCGTGTTCTACCGCGCCAACGGCTACACGCCCGAGCGCATCAGCACGCATCCCATCGAGTCCGCGATTGCCGGCCTTGATTGGTCACAGTGCTACACGATGGTCTGGGAGGACGAGGGGCACAGCGTCATTTACTTCGGCTTCCCGAATGGCGAGACGTTCGGCTTCGATGCCTCTACGGGATTCTGGCACCGGCGTCAGTCGCAGGGCTTGAAGGGCTGGCGCATCGGCCACCTTGAGCGCTGGAATAGCAGGTGGATTGCCGGCGACATTTACGGCGGCGGGCTGTTTGAGCTTGACTGGAACACGTACACGGAAGGCGCTGACCCGCTGGTGTGCGAGCGCACGACGGGCGTTTTCAGCGATTCGCAGAACAGCCTACAGTTCTCCGGCCTGGAGCTGGTGATGGACACCGGCTCAGCGGATAACGACCAGAAAGTAGTCCTCCAATACAGCGACGACGGCGGGCGCAACTGGACGAACTGGCGCGAGGGCAGCATGGGCGCGCTAGGCGCTTACTCCAAGCGCATCCGGTTTCACCGTCTCGGCTCTAGCCGCCAGCGTGTCTTCCGCATCCGTGTCAGCGACCCGCGTAAGCGCGATCTGATTTCCGCGACTCTCACCGTCGAGCCGTTGCCCGGCTAATGCTGATTATCGACTCCGCCTTGCCTGCCGCTGAAAGCGTGCGGGATGAGGCTTTGCGCGCCCATTTCATCGACTGGGAAGGGCACGACGGCGAGGTATACCGCCGCGTCTGTCTCTGCGAAGTCCCCGGACTGCGTGACCTGATTCAAGACACCTTCGGCCCCGTCGAGTTCTTCGGCATGGGCTACCGCCTGAACTTCGGCGGCGAGCTTCCGAACGCCGCGATTCACAGTGACTTGGGCTGGGGCACGCATGCCGCTGTCGTCTATCTCTGCGAAGGCGAGGGCGGCACGGCGTTCTGGCGGCACAAGGCCACGGGAGCCACGCGGATTCAGCAGGGGGAACACGCCTTGCTTGCGAAGGTCGCGCCCGATTGGGACGACGCGAGCAAGTGGGAGCAAGTCGCGCTGGCCCCGCTCAAGTTCAACCGCGCCGTTTTCTATGAAGGCGAGCGCTTCCATAGCCGTTGGCCCTTCGCGGCTTTCGGTCACAGCCCCGAGACGGGCCGCTTGATCGCGGTCGCGTTCTTCACACCCAAGGATGGGAAATGATCCGCAACGCAACGCACAACGACCTCGGCGCTATCGTCTTGATGGCGTCGAAGTTCTACGAAACGACCTCCTATGCGGAATGGGCTGACTTCTGCCCCATCACGGTCGAGAACTTGGCCGCAATGATGATCGACACGGGCGTGATGCTCGTTGCCGATAGCGATGCTGGTTTGGTCGGCATGGTCGGGCTTGTCGTCGCGCCCTTCATGTTCAACGACCAGCGCACCGCAGCCTATGAGGTTGTGTGGTGGGTCGATCCCGTCGCGCAGGGCGAAGGCGTGGGCAAGGCGCTACTCGCCGCGATTGACGGTGCTTGCCGGGCCAAGGGCTGCGACACCGTGCAAATGGTTCACCTCCACAACTCACCGCCGCAGGCCGCTGCGCTTTATGAGCGCCTTGGCTATCGGCACACCGAATCGTCCTACACCAAGCGCCTGGGGAAATAATGGCCGCAATTACCGGAACCGTCATCGCTGCGGGGGCCTCGGCCTACGGCGCTAACCGTCAGGCATCCGCCGCACGGCAGGGCTCACGCGCTGCGATTGGCGAACAGCAGCGACAGTTTGACCTCGCTCGCGAAGACCAGCGCCCGTGGCTGGAAGCTGGCCGCAACGCCTTGGGCAGTCTTGACCGGCTGAACGCTGGCGATTACTCCGGCTTCATGAACTCGCCCGACTTCATCGCGGCGCGTGATTCCGGCATCGACGCGCTTGACCGTGGCGCATCCGCTCGCGGCGCTCTTTACTCTGGCGGCGCTGACGCAGACCGCATTCGCTTTTCGTCAAACCTCGCAACGCAGAACCTCAACAACTACACGAATCGCCTGATGGGCATTGCTGGCGCAGGGCAGGGCAGCGCGCAGAGCTTGGGGTCTTTCGGCGCTAACGCTGCGAACAACATCGGCAGCGCTGCGATGAGTGGCGCGAATGCCTCGGGCGCGGCTCAGGCTGGAATGTGGAACAACCTCGGGGGCGCTGCCGCGTATCTCGGTGGCCGATTCGACAAGCCCGGCGTCTGGTCGGGCGGCAAGCCGGGGAAAGGCTAATGGAATGGCTTAACGCAATGTCGCTGGGTCGTCAGCATCGTATGCAAGACGACGCACTCGCTCGCCAGAACCGCTTGGGCCAGCTTGCGGGGCAGGCGTTGTCCGCTCCGCTTGCCGAGCGCGGGCAGTTCGCGTCGCGGATTGCCGAGGTTGACCCCGACGCCGGCCTTTCCTTCGATCAAGGCATCCGTCAGCAGCAGGCCGCAGACGAGGAAAGCCGTAACGCGAAGCTCGTCAACATGGCGAAGCTGCTTTCCGTAGCGCCAGAACAGGCGCGCGGCGGTCTTTACGCCCGCATGGCCCCCGGCCTGCGTGAGATGGGCCTTGACGCCCCGGACGCGTGGTCGGATGACCTGATGCCGGTCGTTCAGCAGTTGGCGGGGACGAATCAGCAGAACAACGACTCGCCCCGAGTTGCCGCAATTCGCCGCGCTGTCTCTGACGGGACTTTGACGCCCGAGCAAGGCCAGAAGGCCATGCAGATCGAATTCAGCCTGCTGCCGGGGGCGACGCCTGGCGGCATCACCTTTGTTGAGGAATACGACCCCAACACGGGCGCGACGATCCGCCGGCCCGTGATGAATCGCGGCCTGACGTATGGAGACGGCCCGCTTATCGGCGGCGCGGCTCCGCAGATGCAGGGCGGCATGCCTCCGATGACGGCTCGACCGCCAGCGCCGCAGCCCGCCCCGTCCAGCAATACGCCAAAGATGGACGCTATCGCCGCGCGTGCGCAAGAAATGGCGATGGCCGGCGTTCGTCCAGAAATCATCAATGAGTTCATCAGGGCTGAGGCTGGTCGCGCTGGCGTCCCCCTGACTAGCGGCGAGGCTGTGGACGGAATGCCCGCGCCAAGCCCCGCGCCAGCGCCAGCGAGTCCGAGCGCGGACGCCGCAGCGCGCCGCACGCTCAACTTGCAGACCTTCGGCGGAATGCCGGGCGCGGTTCAGTCGTCACCCACTACCGAACAGCGAGCGACGGCAGAAGCCGAAATTGCCCGCGCAACGACAGAGGCGCGAATTGATGCCGAGCGCGACGCTACGGGCGGGTTCTCGCAGGAAACGACGTTGCGCGGCGAGTTTGACAAAGCAACCGCTGGATCGCGCGACGTTATCGCTGCATATGAGCGCGTCGCATCGGCGGCGCGCAGTCCGACTGCTGCCGGCGACCTGTCGCTTATCTTTGGCTACATGAAGATGCTTGACCCCGGCTCAGTTGTCCGAGAGGGCGAGTTCGCGAACGCGCAGAACGCGGCAGGCGTGCCGGATCGCATCGTCAACACCTACAACAACTTGATGCGCGGCGAGCGATTGAACCCGGCGCAGCGTGCCGACTTCCTGCGGCAAGCCGCATCGCTTCGGGATCAGGCGCAGTCCAGCATCGACAGGAACCGCGAGCGTTTCCGCGGCCTTGCTGGCGGATACGGCCTGAACCCGGATCGCGTGGCCGCTCCCGGTGCCGCGCCTCCGGGCGGTGCGGGTGGCGACTCGTATGAGGTTGGCGACGTTATCGAAGCGGGCGGCAAGCGCTACCGCGTCGTCGGCGGCGATCCGCTCGACCCTGACCTTGAGGAAATCCCCTGATGCGGCTCTCCGACCTTGGCGTACAGCCCAAGCGAGTCAAGCTAAGCGAGATTCAGCCCCGCGTTCGATTGCAGGCCGCGCTAGACCCCACCGCGATCAATACGGAAAGCGAAGCGCTTGATAACGCCTTCCTTGCCGAGCGCGACGGCAATACAGAGCTTGCAGCGGCGTTCAAGGCTCGCGCCGATGAAATTCGCATGGGCGAGCGGAGCTTTGTTGACAACTTTCACGCGGGAATCGGCAAGTCACTTTATGACACCGCTCGCGGGCTTGGGCAGCTAACCGGCGTTCTCTCTCAGGAGGAAATCGACGACGCGGCGCGCACTGACGCGGCCCTAATGGACACGGGCGGCGGCATCACCGGAAA